AATTCACTATTCCATCCAGTAATAACCTCTGGTGTATTGTCTTCAATCATCCACCAATTAATAAAAGAACGAAGAAGTTCATATTCAGTTTTGAATGATTTGTATATTACATTCTCTTGTTTATTGTTAAATGCACCTAATCCCCATGTGCGAATTTGTTTGGTATTATAATCTTGAAGAGAAATAAGTAGTATTTCTTCTGCAGCAGATTCTACATCAGGAAATCCATTTTCTGATGCAACCTCAATATCAATTGTGGTTATCTTAATCTGACTTGTATCGAACTTAATTTCATCTTCTGGATATTTTTCAGAAATATATTGATAAATAAATCTCTCATTACCATATACTCTAAAATTCTCCACACCGTCATACTTCTTTATAAACTCACGACAATCTCTTACAGAACCAGGTTCTACTGATTCTACATAATCTCCTTCCAAAGTTTTATATTTGGATTTATTTTTAGAAGGAACAAAAAGGGTTGGATAAAATTTTTCTCTGGTTGCAAAGTGTTTACCATTTTCAACACCACGAACCAGAAAGTTATCTCCAACCATTTGAACATTTGTATAAAATCTCATTATTTAATAATGTTCTGATAATCTTCAAGTAATGTAGGTGTGGGTTCAGCCAATGTAAGTATTTTATCAGAACTCATCATAAATTCAACCTCTTTAGTTAATCCGTCCAAAAATGGTTCCAAAGATTTATCATCTTTAATAACATAAGGATTAATTAAAAGACAATCAGGTTCTCCCAATTCAGAAGGAGATTCCTCAATTTTAGAAATTAACTTATAATGCTCAAGAACTACAAGTTTAATTATTTTCTGCATTTATCTTTTCCTCATACATTTTTCTAATTGTATCTATAGGTTCTACAATCGATACAATCCATTCTGGTGAAACAGGAATTTTTTCATCTTTAGAAAAAATAATCCAAGGTGCTAAAGAAACTTGCAAATCACTAGAAGTTTCTTTTTCTTCAGTGAGAACGATTGCTGTTTTTTTATAAGTTACAACATGTGGTTTGGTAAACAAATAACCACATACTTTATCATCAGATATAAGTTCTTTAAGATCTGAGATAATATGTTCACCTGATTTTAATAAAGCAAGTTTAACTGACATTAGTTTTGTTTAATAATATGGTAGGTTCCTATAGCCGCTACTCCTGAACCCACCAAAGGGGAATACCGCAGCCAGTATCTCTCTGGCACATATATTATAGCAATAAAAAAGGGTTCCGTCAAGGAACCCTGATCCATCTCGAACTCATTTATATTTAGAGATATTCTTTACGAGCATGATGCTCTGGAATTACTTTACCTAATTTAATAGTTAGCATTCCATCCTCAAATTTTACATTCTCTACTTTTGTATCGTCAGAGAGTGCCCATTGTCTTGTGAAAGAACGTTGTGCTAACCCTCTATGAGCATAGTTCTCAGGTTCTTCTTTCTCTTCTTTATTTCCATCAATAATCAATCTTCCGTATTCTGTATATACATTTACATCTTTTTTCTTAAATCCTGCAAGTGCAATCTCAAGTCTTGATTCGTGATTGTTAACACTTATTAGATTATATGGTGGATAATTGGATGTAGATGTATCTTCCCAAAATCTATTGAGATAATCATCCATTCCTATGCTGTTTCTTGTAATCTTCTCCATCAATTCTGGAAGATTTGCAGCGTGGTATCTTGCTAGTGTACCCATGATAGTAGCTCCTTATTAAGCGAGTTTGTATTTTGTGAACCCATTACGGCATTCAATACTAATTATAACAGTTTAAGTTTACATAGTGGTTCGGTTTTTACTGCCAATACTCGTCTAGTACGTCTAGAGATTTATTCAAATACTTATTTGCACCCTCACATTCCCACTCACCCATCTCTCCTATCTCACATTTATAGTGCAATTCTCTTTTGAGTTGAATGAGTTTATTGGTCATGGCAACTTTATCCAATCTACCGTTCATGGTTACTCTTCTGATTTTTTTTTCTTACTACCTATATTATATTTTGTTTCAAGTATCCAATCAGTTTTATCTTTATATGCTAATACTTTAATTTGATTTAAAGGAGCAATATCTTGTATTTTACTTATATCAGTAATACTAATTAATCCCCAATCAGCAAGAAGTTGAATAATACGATTTCTACGTTGAACATCATTCTGAGTTAGATTAGCATGCTTACCATCTAATGCAAATAGTTCTTTAAAGTGTACGATATAATATCTACCTTGCTTATGAAGAATATGACATGACTGGTATATCTTTTTCTCTTTACGGGATGCTACCCCAATTCTTGTGAGAGTCTCTCTTACTTTTAGGAAATCATCTGGTTCATTAAGAGTTACCTCAACCATTTGATCAGGTGCCCATTTCACTACAGGTTCTTGAACCACACTCATTGTCTTCCTCCAATTTCAAATTTAGATCTTATAAAATTAAGTTGTTCTTTTGATAGGATTCTTAGAGCTTGTTTTGCCTTTTCGTTACTATAATCATAATAACGTTTTACCAAGTCAAGGTCTTTAATCTCATCTTTACGTAACCAAGGAGAAAATCTCTTCTTGGATCTGAGTGTATTTAGATAAAAATCATATTGCATCTTCTTTGGTAAAAAATGATACTGATTCATTTCGTTAGAAAACATAATCGCATCAAGATGTCCAGAGTAAATACGATTGATAATATATGGTGAATACTCTTTTTCTAATAAAGGATCTTCATCTATTAAATTTTTCTTTGTTTGGTTAATTGAATTCAACCAGTCTTTTAGATCCATCTTCATTATCAAAATAGTTAGCACAAGAGCAGACAAGATTACGATCTCCATAAACATTGTCTATTCTAGATATTGCTGGCCAAAACTTATTTGTTTGGTCTACAGGATACGCTGCTTCTTCACGAGTATAATTATACTCCCATTTGTCTGAACTTACAACCCTTGCAGTATGAGGTGAGTTTTTCAAAATATCTTTATTATTATCAATCTCTCTTCTGATACTTACCATTGCTACACCAAATCTTTCAAGTTCTTCTAATGACTCACTTTCAGTTGGTTCTACCATAACTGTTCCTGTAACTGGCCAAGATAATGTAGGTGCATGAAAACCATAATCCATTAATCTTTTCGCTACATCTTCAGCAGTGATACCTTCAAAATGTCTTACGTCAAATATACATTCGTGTGCAACTCTCCCATTATTACCTTTGTATAATACTTTGAAGAAAGGTTCAATACGTTGCACTAACCAGTTTGCTGTAAGTAAAGATACTTCACTTGCTTTTCTTAATCCATCAGCACCCATCATTCTTATGTACATCCAACTGATTGGTAAAATAGATGCACTACCTTGAGGTGCTGCTGATACCCTTTGATTCATAAAAGGAACTAAATGTTGTGCAACACCAATTGGGCCNACACCTGGCCCACCGCCACCATGAGGAATACAAAATGTTTTATGTAAGTTAAGATGACATACATCTGCACCATAATTACATGGTTTTGCAAGTCCAACTTGTGCATTTAAATTTGCACCATCAAGATAAACTTGACCACCATTTTCATGTATAATTTTACAGATGTCTTTGATGGTTGGTTCAAATACACCATGAGTTGATGGATATGTAATCATAATACAAGACAACTCAAGATAATTCATAAGTGCTTGCTTTTCTAAATCTTTTAAATCGATATTACCTTCATCGTCACACTTAACAGGAACGATCTTCATACCTGCCATCACTGCCGATGCTGGATTTGTTCCATGTGCACTTGTAGGAATTAAACATACATTTCTTTTATCATCACCACGACTTTTATGATATTCTTGAATTGCAAGAAGACCAGCATACTCACCTTGAGAACCAGCATTTGGTTGTAAATTAATATCAGCAAATCCTGTAATATCACACAACCATTCTTTTAGGTCATCTACAACTCTTTGATAACCATGTGTCTGAATTTTAGGAGCAAATGGATGAATATTTGCAAATTCAGGCCATGACACTGGCATCAGTTCTGATGCTGCATTAAGTTTCATAGTGCAACTGCCAAGTGGCATCATACCATTTACTAATGAGAAATCTTTTGATACTAACTCATTCATATATCTCATCATATTAGTTTCACTTTGATACTTATTAAATACATCTTGCCTTAACCAAGGTTTAGTTCTTTCTGGAACACCTAACCACTTATATTCTTTTTCTAAATTATAAACGTGTCCTATTGTATCTGAACGGGAACTAAAAGTAATTAATGATCTAATAATATCGTGTAGTTCAGATAGTGTAGTGACTTCATCTATAGATAGAGTTAACCAACCATCATTATAAGTTGCATTAAATTGTTCACTAAAAAAATCAAAAAATTCTTTATCAACTTTGACACGTATAGTATCAAAACCCTCACAATCATAAACTTCTTTTCCACACCATTTCAATGCTGACAGTAAAGTTTGCCTATATCTTAATATTCTATTTGCTATTTTTTTCAAACCTTCCGCACCGTGATAGCAAGCATAAAAACCTGCCATATTTGCGAGGAGTGCTTGGGCAGTGCATATATTGGACGTTGCTTTGTCTCTTCTTATATGTTGTTCCCTTGTCTGCAACGCTAATCGTAGTGCTTTATTACCTTGACTATCTACCGACTGCCCTACAATACGTCCAGGAATTTTACGTTTATATTTGTCAGTGGTTGCAAAGAATGCTGCAT